ATCCAAACCATGTCACCTAGTTCAGGGTCTTCCATACGTTTAACAATATAAAAGTCGTGTTTAAAGATTAGCTTATCTTTCTCTACCTCATCACCATCCTCGCTAGTAAAGCCTTGCTTATAGATACCGCCGTTCTTGCCACGAAAGTATGGATATGGTAGCTCAGGAATCTTGTAAGTGACTTTGGTCTCAATCTCTGCACTAACTAAAGTAACCACGTTATCTTCTTCAGTAGCTTTAGCAATCTTGGAGTTGATAGAAATAGGACTTGTAATCTTACCTTTATACTGGCATCCATCACAAAGACCTGGGTTGTTGCGCTCAAGTGTTACGCAGTGATACGGACCACCTATGTCATTAGCTTTATAGACTGTGTCTTGGAAAGAATATTCAGGGTGGTGTTCTGACATCTTATGAATAGCATCACCCCCATCTTCACAAAATTGTGCAATAGATAGCGCTCCGCGCCATTGGTTATAGTCAATGGTAGGCTGGTTCTTGTAGGCGTAGGTAAGCTGAGGGCATTGGTTACCACGCATAATATCTTTAAAGTAAGTAACTTTATTACCCAATAACTTGCGGGTAGTCTCATCCATTGGGCGACGAGGTGCTTTGGTAAGGTCAAGCTCAATCTCAATACCCTGCATTACCTTTGCACGAAAATCCTCGTACTCCATGGCTGAACTTTTAGCTACCCATTTAACATCTAAGGGTGGGTCAGATTTAAAGTTAAGGGTACTAGGTATACGCAATACTGCCGCCACGTCTGTAATTTTAGATGGGTCAGCAATAATATTTAGTCGCTTGAGCTGACGCTTCCAGTATTCACAAGTCTTAATCCACTCTTCTTTTTCAAGAGCTTCTTCCATAACCCAATGCACGTGCAAGCCGTTGCCTGAGTTGACTACGTTTGGTTTAGGTAAGCGTAGTTCTACACATAAGCGTTTTACATCCAGTAATGCTTCAGTTTGGCTAGGGTATCCAGTACCCGCATCGGCATACGACTGACCACAATCTAGGTCTAACCAAAAAGATTTCTGCCATCCTGCGTTAATTGCCTTTCTATTCTCATCTGTAATGAATTTCGAGCAACCGAAATAAACATCTTTCTTATCATCTAGTAGTTGCTGAATACAAACTTCAGCTTCTGCAATCGTCTTAAAAAAATATTGTTTCGGTGGGGTCTTTTTCTTATATGTCCCTATGCAATACCAACCAAGTCCTTCCTCGGGGAGTATCGTAGAGAGAAAACTATTCCACGTAGGCATTTACATCCTCAAATTGCGCCGACAATAATCCTGTCAGAGTGGTGGCACCACCCTTCCAGTTGGCTTACGCCTTCTTTTTTAAATACTTGTAAATCTTTACTTCGTGGGTTTTATTGGGAGTACTTTTCCCCATAAACCAAGCGTATATAGCAGTGCGAGATACGCTAAAGTGTTTTGCAACTTCTATTACGGAAATATCTTTATCAATACATAACCTACCTAGCATTACACCTACAAGGTCTTGGTCAGCTTTGGCAACAGCCTTAGCAAATTTTAGAGAGTATCCAGTCATATTATTCTTATATTAGGTGGGAGTACTTGCATGCCCTTTAACTTCCTATAGTAGGATACAGGCTATTTAACGTCGCCGAGCCGACGTAATACATACATGCTTTCCTCCCGTTACTATTATGCCCAGTCGTCTAGAACAGCGTTAATATCCTTAGGCATTTCGGCTTCAGTTTTCTTGGTACGTTTAGTCGGTTCAGGTGTAACTTCTTCCGACACAGCTGGTTCAGCTTTAGCTACTGGCTTAGCCTCAATCTGAGGAGCGCCATCTACTGCCGCTGCTGTCAAACCAATAGCCGCTTTAGCTTCAGGAGTCTTGCCCTTAGCCAAGGCATTAGCAAATTCATCTTCTTCCAAGTAACGTACCGCTTTGAAAGTAAGTTTTGGTGTAGCGCTGGATGTATCAAAACGCATCTCTGTAACTACTGAGGTTACTGAAACATTGTTTGTACCCAAGAGACGGACATAGGCTTCAAGTGGTAACTTGCCATCTACACCCTTACCAAAAATAGACTGAGCTGGCAGAGTAATTTGGAATACATCGCCTTTCTGGTCATTCTCTAATACCACTGCTAAGCGACGACTAAAACGGCACGCACGACCTTTACCGCTAGGTGCTGACCCATCTACGTTCTGTGGGCAATCTTTACAAGCTAAAGCCTGTGGTGATGTGCTCTTAGTGCTTGGGTTGATACCATTGTCAGAGAAGCAGTCAGGCATCTTAACAGTCTGACCTTCAGTAAATGTAGCCTCATAGAAACTACGGGAGTTGTACTGTGCCGCACCAACAATAATGATATTCATAGAACGGTCTTCGTTCTTGGCTACTTCTTTGCCCTCGACCATCATACGGAATACAGAACCCTTGATAGAGATACGCTTAATGCTTGGACCTGTTGAGGTAGCACCGCCCATCAAGGCACGAGTTGTTTCGTCTACACCACCACGTAAATGGGCTGGTAGATTTCCTTTTAACATGCTAAGTTCGTTAGCCATATTATGCTTCTCCTTTTTTCAAAAACTCTAAAAATACTGCGGCTGCTTTTGTAATAGTTGCTGGGTCTGTTCCAGGCGTATTAGCATTAACAGCTAAGCCTAAAGAGTTTCCTCGCATTTGTAATTCAATCTGTGCGTTCTTTTGCACATCTTCGTACGCTTGTCGTTGAGCTTGTGAAATAGCCTCGTTCATAGCCATACGTGCTTCTTGTTCAGGTGTTGCTGGTTGAGCTTCGCTCATACTTCCTCCGTTTTTGTTGTGTTAGTTAATGCATCAATATCTGCTTTTTTAAATCGCAGTTTTGTCCCTACTTTAAAGTGAGGTAACTTCCCTTCCCTACATAAAACATAAATCGTTTGACGAGAGACACGTAGTATCTTCGCTACTTCATCGACTGTCAATGGCAAGTTCTCCATTTTTATTTTCTCCTTACTGTAACTGTATAGCGGTTATTCACGTTCATGCCAACTGGCATTAGTGTTGGGTTTTCATCTAAAAATTGCTTCATGTTTGTTGTACTTATACGACGTTCTAGAACTTGTGGTATATCGTGTTCTAGTATGAAGTTATACATACTTTCCCAATCGGTTGTTTCATATCTAGTACGTACTGCCCTAAATACTGTGCCAGCTTGTGTCTTAATGCTATCAGCTCCGATGTCTTTACATAACTTCAGCAATTCTTCTTCTACGAGAATCATTTGTGCTTCAATCTTCTTGTCTTGTTCCTCGTAGCTGGCAAGAAGTTCCTTCCTCTTATCACGCATCTTTATATATGCGCTGGCTAGCTTATCAGCTTGCACTTGTTCACTCATCTTGCTTTCCTCTCCGCTCTGTTGTACCACTGTGTTATTAGGTCTTTTAGACTCTCTTTAGTATCTCCCCACTCTACCCACCCTCTATGGGGATTAAGTATCTGCACCTTACTTACTACCATACCATCATCAGTATGTCCTTCAATTAACGCTATGAGAAAATTTGAATTTTTAGCAAGGCTTTCTAAAAGAATTTCTTGACCTCTGCTAATGTTTTCATTAGGCCGTTTCCATTCACCTACCAAAACAAATCCCCTTCTTTCCAAGACCATGTCTAGGTTAGATGGTAGGAATCTAGGGTTGCTAGGTATAGTCCCAATAAGCTCAGCAAAGTCAATATGCTTCGCATCAGGGTTACGCATTGCTGTCATTTATCTTCCTCTTTTTTCTTTAATTATATACCAACTCTTGACAATGTCAACTAAGTAGTTCGCTATATAGTGCCATTATGCTTCCCTGAATATCTTGTTTATTTTGCAGTGCCTCATATAGCTTCTTCTCTACGCTTGACCCCCGTAACTTAATTACAGTACATGGGTTCTTTTGCCCACTGCGGTGTACCCTAGCATTAGCCTGTGCGTATGTTTCATATGAAGTTATAGGACCCCACCATACGATGGTGTTTGCCGCATGTAGGGTTACCCCATGACTAGCAGCTTGTGGTTGAATAATCAACACTCTTGGGTGTGGGGTTTCTTGAAATTTCTTGAAAATTTCTGTACGTTTGTTTACAGGCACGCCTCCATGAATCAGGTCTACTGTGTACCCGTCTTTCTCTAGGCTTTCCCTGATAACCTCAATAGCGTGCCTAAAAGGTGCAAACACCAATACCTTATGGCTGGACTCATCAATGACTTCTTTCAGTACCTTCAAGCGGTTGCTGGCATCGAACTCTACAATCTCCCCTGTATCGGAATAGACTGCACCTGAGGAAAGCTGAAGTAGTTTGTTTAAGTTAGCCGCCGCATTGATGGTGGTGATTTCTTCCCCTGCCGCATGAACTAGCATCTGCTTGCGGAGCATATCGTAGTACTTCTGTTGCTGTGAGGTTAACGGTACTTCTCGCTCTTGATATGTAATCTCAGGTAGGTCAAGGCATTGCTCTTTGGTAAACCGAATGGCTGGCTGTAATACCTTATGAACTATATCTTCCGAGTTGGCTTTTGGTATCCACTTAAACATTGTAATCTTCTGCATTACTTGGTCTCTAAAATGTGAATAAAACTTAGGCACTCCTGAAGGGTTAACCAGTTTAGCGATGCCGTAAGCATCTACTGGGGATTGAGCCGCTGGCGTACCAGTCATCATCCATAACCAAGTATGTGGTTTGATTAACGCATTAAATACTTTCCAGCGGTTTGTAGTTGGGTTCTTATAAGCGTTGGCTTCATCTACAATAATTAAATCAAAGTTAGCCGCATCAATAGCTTCAGAGACAATCTCAATACCATCAAAGTTAATAATGACAAACTCAGCGTTACCTTCAATAATCTTTTTACGCTTTTCTTTAGCCCCGTATGCTGTATCTACCTTGCGGTGTATAGCAAATGTAAACAAGTCTGCACGCCATGCCGCATCCATAATAGACAACGGGCAAACAATTAGTACCCGTTTAACCAAACCTAGATTCATTAGGTAGTCAGCCGCCCATATAGCTGAAGCAGTTTTACCTGTGCCTTGCTCGTTAAAAACAAATGCCCTACGATGGAGGGTTAAAAATGCTGAGGTAGTTTTTTGATGGTTGAATGGCTTGAACTGTCCAGGCCAAACATACTGTCCTTCGATTGGTGATGGCACGCTACGAACTTTGAGGTTTTTTAAAACTTGCATTTCCTCAAGCCCCCAATGAACTAAAACCTCGTGGTAATTTTCACCCTCGGACTTGATTAGTTTGCTCTT